GTCAGGCACATAACGTATTGACACGCATTACAGAGCAATTTGAATGCGAGCAAGGAAATAACTGGCGTGTCTTAAAATATCTTAGAGCTTACAACCCTAAAGCAACAGGATTTCAGCTAGACATTCTCTAAAACACAACAGAATTTGACCGCACTTTGGAAACAGAGTGCGGTTTTTTATTGGAGTAAATAATGCCACAACTCATCAGCAACCAATTCAAACTTGACCTCGCCAAACTCGAACAAAATGCGCTCATTGAGCTGTTTGAAGTGGATTTGCGAGGATTGAAAGATAATGACGGCATGAATGGCGAGTTATATCGCTTTTATGCTGGCACTAATGAAAAATCACAATCTATCGTATGGCAAGGCAAAACATTTGAGCCATTTGCCGTAAAAGCTGATGGCTTTGAAATGTCAGGTAATGGCCCAAGTAATCGACCAACTCTCACGCTGGGAAATATTAATGGATTTATTACCGCACTTTGTAACCGCTTTGATCAATGTTTGGGTGGGATTGTCAGACGCAGATTAGTCTATATGCACTATCTTGATGCGGTTAATTTTACAAACGGCAATAAAAAAGCAGATCCAACGCAAGAGGCGTTAAGTTACTTTGTGATTGAGCAATTATCCTCATTAAATCGAGATATTGCTCAATTTACACTGGCTTTGCCATCTGAAACCGACAACGCATTAATTGGTGCAAGAATGATTACATCTACTTGTAGTTGGCTATATCGTAGCGTTGAGTGTGGCTATACAGGCAGAGCGATTGCAGATGAAAAAGACCAACCGACAGCAGATCCTAAAAAGGATAAGTGCAGTGGATTATTGACTGGATGCAAGTTGAGAAACAATACGCATAACTATGGTGGATTTGTTAGCGTTGATAAGTTGGGGTAACAATGGACGGCAAATTACATAACGAGATAATTAAATACTCAAAATCAAAAGAACCGCAAGAAAGTTGCGGTTTTATTGTTTTAGTGGGTGGTGAAAAAGTCTTTATACCTTGCGAAGACGTAGCGCAGGTTAAAGAGATCCACTTTAAAAACTCGCCAGAAGATTACATTGCAGCAAGTGATAAAGGCGAGGTTTTAGCCTTAGTCCACTCACACCCACAAGGCGAGCCAAAACTATCACCAGCAGATTTACAAACACAACTCTATAGCCAGTTAGATTTTTGGTTAGTTTGTGATGAGCAAATCCATATTTTTCCGAAAATCCCATTTTTAATTGGCCGTGATTTTAAACACGGTGAAATGGATTGCTACACATTATTTAGAGATTTTTACCGCTTATCTGGTTGTAACTTGCCTGATTTTGAACGAGACGATTACTGGTGGGAAGATGGCTTTAATCTCTACCTAGATAACATGGCAAAACACGGTTTTGAGCAGGTAAAAGAGCCACAAATAGGCGATGTTATTTTAATCAACATCGGGGCTGATGTACCCAATCACGCAGCAATTTATGTCGGTAATCAAATGGTTCTTCATCATGCACCAAAACGATTATCCAAGCGTGATTTATATGATGGATATTGGCTTAAACACACTCATAGTATTTGGAGATATAACGCATGGTCAACGTTAGATTTTACGGTAGCCTTAAACAGTTTGGATCTGAATTTAGGCTAGATTGCCAGACTACGGCAGAGATAGTCCAAGCCTTAACGAGCCAAATCCCTAAATTGCGCCAATTCATCCAGCAAGGATTGTTTACCGTGCGAGTAGGGCGAGACTACTTTGATAATCGCTATCTCGAGCAAGGGCTGAGTCACAAACTAAAAGATGATGCAACAGTCCATTTTACACCTGTTTTAAAAGGCTCAAAACGTGGCGGATTATTTGGTGTGATTGCGGGTGTCGCAATTATTGCGGGTGCAATCGCTTTAGGTCCGCTTGCTGGCATTATTAGTACCAATGCGGCTTGGATAGTTGGCTCTGTTGGGGCATCTCTATTATTGGGTGGCGTTGCTCAGATGCTCACAAAAATGCCTGAGATGAAAATGGGCACTGAAAAAGAAAAGAAACAATCTACGGCATTTTCAAATCTGTCGAATATGACAGCGCAGGGAAAACCTATGCCATTGGCGTATGGGAGAATGAGAGTAGGCTCTCTCATCATATCTCAGGGTGTAGAAACGATGGATACTGAAATTTAAGGAGTTTTCAATGGGTAAAGGTCGTGGCGGCGGTGGTCATACTCCAGTCGAGGCAAAAGAGAGCGGAAGAAGTAAGCAACTTGTCAAAATTGTTGAAGTAATTTCAGAGGGCGAAGTTTACGGTTTAGCCGATGGAATGAAATCCATCTATTTTGACAAAACACCAGTACAAAACAAAGACGGCTCTTATAATTTTAAAAATGTGCAGGTAGAGGGGCGTGTAGGTGGCCAAGTACAGGATTTAATGGCTGGGTTTAACACCTCAGAAAAAGAGGTGGGTGTAGGCACTCTAGTTAAGAAAAATCTACCGCTTACAAGAACCGTGACCGATAGCAAAGTATCTCGATTACGCTTGACCATTGGTGTCCAATCGCTTTTTAAACAAGAAGATAATGGTGACACTAACGGAACATCCGTAAACTTTATCATTACTATTGGCTCAAGAACTTACCCTGTGTCAATTAGCGGCAAATATAGCTCTCAGTATTTGCAACATCATACTTTTGATAATCTGCCTAGCGTACCATTTATTGTCAAGGTGGAACGGACTACAGACGATAGCACAACACAGAGACTGCAAAATAATACCATTTGGTCTAGCTATACAGAGATTATTGATACGGAGTTTACTTACCCAAACACAGCTTTAATGGGGGTTAAATTTGACTCTGAATATTTTAGCAATATCCCTACTCGTACCTATGACCTACTTGGCTTAAAAGTAAAAGTACCAAGCAATTATGATACTCGTACTCGTCAATATACCGGTATGTGGGATGGTACATTTAAGGTTGATTGGACGGATAATCCCGCTTGGGTGCTCTATGATGTGGTGACAAATAAACGCTATGGCTTGGGCGGAAGACTTGGTGAGTTTGGTGCGGATAAATGGGCGTTATATCAAGTCGCTCAATATTGTGACCAATTAGTGCCAGATGGATTTGGTGGGCAAGAGCCAAGATTTACTTGTAATGTTTGGCTGACAGAGCAACGATCCGCTTATCAAGTTATTAATGATATTTGCTCAATTTTCCGTGCAATGCCAGTTTGGAATGGTCAGCAGCTAACCGTGGTAATGGATAGACCTGTAGATCCAGTTTGGACTTATACAAATGCCAATGTGGATGAGAGCGGATTTAGTTATACATTTTCGGCTCGAAAATCCCGCCATAATGCAATCCAAGTAGAATACGCGGATAAAGAGAATAGCTACGAGAAAGCGATTGAATATGTTTCTGATGACGAAGAAATTCGTAAGCACGGATTAAACGTTAAGAAAATCACGGCTTTTGGCTGTACATCAAGAGGGCAAGCGCACCGCACTGCCTTATGGTTGTTGCAAACAGAAAAACTAGAAACCAAAACCGTTACCTTTACTGTTGGCGCAGAAGGGTTAATGCATATCCCTGGCGACATTATCAAAGTCGCTGATACGCACTATGCAGGTACTAATATTGGTGGTCGAGTTTTAGCTATTAATGGCACGACCGTTACATTAGACCGTGAAATCACCCTTAGCGGCAATAGTTATCTTAGCTATATCAATGCCAATGCTAAGCATCAAAATATTAAGATTATCTCAGTCAATGGCACAGAGGTAACACTCGATCAACCGCCAGTAGGTTTGGAGCTATACGGCGTATGGTCTTTAACTACTCAACAAGTAACAAGCCAATTATTTAAGGCGTTATCTGTAAAAGAGGAGAGCAAAGGCAAGTACACCATTATGGCGTTACAACACGAGCCACAAAAAGAGGCGATTGTTGATAATGGCGCCAAGTTTGAGCCAGTAGGAACGACCATACTTACTACACCGCAAATAGGTAACATAGGTGTGGCAGTAAATGCAGATGGTAGCGTATCAGTTGACAGTAGCGTGACGGGCGGTAATGGCATCGTAAAATACGACATCCGCATTTATAAAGGCAGTGTGCTATATGACGTGCGATTAGGACAACCGTCTCCCAATCTTAATATAGACGGTCTCGAAAATGGGGATTATAGCGTCCTTATCCAGGTTAAAAATGAGAATGGGCAGTTATTAAGCGAAAAAACTCAGACCTTTACCATCAATAAGCCGCCAGCGCCAACAGGTGTAAGAACAACTGGCGGTCTGGGTAATATCACGCTTGAGTGGGATTGGGTTGATGATGCGACGGCAACAGAAATTTTTGCAAGTGAAACTGACGACATTAAAACAGCCAAACGTTTGACGAAAGTCACGGCAAGAATGTACACGCACGAAGTTGGCGCAAAACAAGTTAGATATTACTGGTTGCGACATACTCGGGGTGTGAATGTTGGCCCATTTAATCAGCAGTCAGGGATTAAAGGTGAAAGTGCGGTAAATATTGATGCCGAGCTAGATGTCCTAAACAAAAAACTGTCTCAAACGTTAAACATCCAAGCGGAGAATCTAACTGGGAAAATATCAAAGAGCCAATTAGATAGTGCGCTTACAGGTGAGTTAGCTAGTATCCAATCAGCTACCAATAATGCATCAGCTCAAATTAATGCTATCAACAAAAATAACGAGGCATTTAGCGCCGATATTAGACAAAAAATCTCTGCGCTCGAATTAAGTTCAAAAAATACAGACCTTGATATTGGCGGACGAAATTATTTATTACGCTCAATGAATAGTGGCTCATTTTGGGCAATATCACCAGATGCAAAAGAAAATTGGCGTGGTAAAAAACTAACGCTGTCACTATACCTTAATGCAAAAGGTATTGTTCGAGGCGGGCGAAATCGTGTCGGATTATCGATGTTTTTGTATTACATGGATAATAGCTACACATGGATAGAATGCTGGTTAAGTAACCATCAAGGCGATTATAGTGGTAGATTAAAATCAACAATTCAGCTGCTCGATAAGCCGATTAAAAGTATTTCAAACTGCTCATTTAAAGTTGAGGTTGGCGGGGGAACTTGTGTTGCAACTAATCCTAAATTAGAGATTGGTAATGTTGCAACTGACTGGAGCCCCGCACCCGAAGATTTGACGACAGTTATCCAGTTTGAAGACATTAAAAGATCGCTCACTAACGAATCTAACGCAAGGGTAGCTTGGGAAAACTCAGCTAACTCTCGTATTGGCAATGCTGAGGCGACAATTAATCAATTGGGCGGAACCAAAGCCAATAAAAACGAAGTGGCAAGTATTGCTGCGCAAGCGTTAAGATCTCAATGGCAATCTGATACTAAAGCTAAAATAGATCAAGTTAGCCAAGCTATATCATCAGAAACTAGTGCTCGCACTGAATGGCAACGCTCTGCTGAGTCTAAGATTAATCGTGTAGATGGATTATCAGCAAGAGTGGAGGAAATTAGTCGGACAATGACCGATTCGTCTGGAAGAGTATCATCAGTCCATACTATCAAAACTCAAACTATTGCTGGAGGCAGGACTGCTATTGCTGGTATTGCGCTTGGTACATCTAGCTCTGGTAGAGATGTTGAAAGCTCGGTTATTGTGATGGCAGACCGCTTTCAGGTTGTTAAAAACGCCTCTGATAGCTCGCCAAAACCGATATTAAGAGTGGAGAGTGGTCGTGCTGTTTTAAATGGCGATTTAGTTGCAGATGGTAGCATTACTACCCAAAAATTAGCGGCAAATTCCGTAACGACAAACCAACTTGCCGCTAATTCGGTTGCTGCAAGACATATTGCTGCTAACAGCATTGGTGCAACCCACGTTGCAGCACGCTCTCTAACGGCTGATAAACTGAATGTAACTAGCATATCATCGATTAGTGCTGATTTAGGCGCTATCACTGGTGGCTCGCTTAAAATTGGTAGCTTAAATGGTAACTTTGGTACTTTATTTGAAGTGCAATCTAATGGTGGTTTCAGACTTATTAGCCGAGATGCAAGTGGTGGTATTGAGTTATCTAGCGCTACAAGAGCGTTACACGTTTGGGACGGTGGAACAGAGGTTGTTAGAGTGGGTAAATTATCCTAAGGAGAGTTATGTATTACATAGATGAGCCTGTACCGATTGACAAATCGTTCACAGAAAAACCTATCTGCGCCTGGCATATTGCTGGGCGTTTGACTATTGATTACATCAATAAAAATACCACGATTGAGCTTGTCAGTTGGGCAGATAAACAAGCATTTTTAGCACGCGGAGAATCATTAGTAACATTTTTGACTGTCAATGATTGTCCTAGATTTAGTGTTGATCCAAGTTTGTTTGCTTTACGAGCATTGACAACCGTTGAGGGGTCGCCTTTTTATCGTAAACAAGTTAAATGTGATTATGATTTAGACCATATTTCGCAAGTGTGGATTGATGACAACTCAGGAGGAACATAATGGCTTATGGGTGCAAAGTAGGAGATAAAATTTTACAATTTAATAAAATTAAAACTTCAAAATATGGAATATCTAATAATATAAATGAAATAAATTTAGAAGAATTATATAAATTTAAAGGTGAATACAAAGGGGGGGAGAATTTTAATATTACAAAAAGTGAACTTTATATAAATTTAGATGGTAATAATAATTATGTAGTATCTTTAGATAATAAAAATACTTTTTCTGCTACTACTGATATAAGAATAAGAGAATATTCACATTTAGATATGAATAAAGGTTACGGTATAAGTATTAATAAATACAATATACTACATTCAGATATTTTGAGACCTAGTATTAAAAATACAAATTTAAAATTAGCATTTACAAGCTTTCACAATACAAGAGATTACGGTGAGTTAGAAATATTTACCACTGATTTAGAAAATTTAAATTTTATAAATATAAGTAAAGTATTAAAAGATGTAAACAATATACTTCAATCTAGAGTTGGAGCATTTGAAATTGTCAAAGATGGATCTTTAATATTAAATGCAAGATTATTTGAATTTTATAATTACAGTGGAACATGGGTTAAATTCAGATATAAATGCAATGGTTCAGCCATAATACGAAATGAAACCACATCAATTTCTATCGAATATTTTTAATAAATTCTATTAAATATTAATAACCATAGGAGCAATTAAAATGCAAGTATTTTTGTTTGATCAAAAACTAATATCTGTAATCAATCGCAAAGAGGAAATCACAGATGAAACCTGTCTTATCACAGAACAGGAGCGCGGAAAAATCCAAGAAACACTCGATACTCAAGGTCATTTTTGGCGTATAGATAAATATACCGTTGGGTGTAGTGGCGTCAAACCAAGCGAAAACCACAAGTGGAATGACGAAAAACACGATTGGGAGATTGATTCTGATTTAGTCCAACAAAACCTCGCCAAGAAACGCGCTGAATTATGGGAAACTATTAAGGCACGCCGCTTACAAGCGACAAGAACAGGTGTAGAGGTCACTTTACCAAATGGTCAAGTTAGACATTTTCATACTGACCAAGTGGCACGCCAAGAATATGACGGCATGGGGCTAACAATTGTATTAGGCACTTTTGAGCCGAGACAATGGAAAACAATCGAAAATGATTGGGTGCAATTTGATTTAGATACATTTAAAGCATTGGCGAAAGCAATCAAAGGTAAAGTCGATCACGATTACCGAAACGCCGAAGTATTAAAAGCGCAAGTTGATAAATCAGATACGCCTGAAAATATCGACCTTAACCATGGATGGAGTCAATCTTATGTCTAAAGTGGTGATTGCTTTTTATAAGCATAAACGAGAGCGGA